GTCGGACCGCTCCAGCACCTCGTAGCCGTTGATCTTGAGCCACTTGACCTTCTTGCGGTCAGACGGGCGCGAGCGCAGGGGCTTGCCAAACTGCGCCCGCATCATCTTGTCCTCGGGCGTGCCGCTAAACGCCGTGGCGTTGCCGGGGTACAGGTTGAGTGTTTCTTTGGTGTTCTCGATGTAGAAATACTCGGCGATACGCACCGTGTTTTCGTTCATCCACTGGCTAAAGCCTTGGTCGCCCACGCCCAGCGTTTGCAGCGTGGTGATGGGCGCAGCGTCCGGGTACTGGCGCTCGTACTCGTCCTTGGGGATGTCCTCGGTGATGAAGCACCAGCGGGCGTCTGAGCCGCACGGGTCTTGGATCAGCGGGTCCATGTAGACGCTAAAACTGTTGCGAATACGCCCAATCTTGATGTCCTGATCGAACGTGTCGTCGTCGCAGTATTCGGTCAGAATGCGAGCGTAGCCCTCGCCGTAGGACACCTGGTTCTCGCAGGCCGTGTCGTAGGCCACGTCGGCGTCCGAGATGTACTCGATGTGCCGGATCATGCCGTTGAAAATCTCGGCCACCTCAACGTCAGCGCCGTCGTCTGCCGGAATGACCTTGGGCTGCGGCCTGTTTTGCCGCTGCTCGTTGGTCACCTGGTGGACGTGCTGCGGCAGCTTGTTGATCGTCAGGCACGGCCTGGCGTTGATCGTCTGGCCCTGCACCGCGCCACGGGTTGCCAGCACGTCGGCCGGCCACTGCCAGTGGTTGTCGGGCGAGCCGGCGTAGAACCGCAGGTCGTCCAGCTCGTCTTCACGCGACTCAGACAACGCAGAAATTGCCATGTCGAGGCGACTGCGGGCCGTCGAGAGCACCTCAGAGTCGCTCTTGTCCTTGGCCGAGCCGCCCTCGCTGACCGCTCCAGCAGCGGCGATTCCTGTGTAGTCTTGCGGCATGATTACTTGATCTTGCTCAGAACCTTAGCAACCGTGGCCTTGACGTTGGTGCCCGACGGGATGCTGCCGTGACAGCCCATGCCCGGCATCTTGGAGTAAGTCTCCTTGTTGCGGTCAGGCATCCCGCCGCCGGACATCTTCGGCTCACGGGCGTTGAGTTTGCTGATGGGTTCGAGGTGCTTGCTCATTTTTTGCCTTTCGGTGGGGTTTTGGCTGCGGCCCGCTTGACGCTGTAGGCGATAGCAACGGCCTGCTTGACGGGCTTTCCGCTCTTGACTTCCGCAGAAATGTTCTTGCGGAAGGCTTCTTTGCTGGTGGACTTGACAAGTGGCATCATTTACCCTTCTTGGCTGTCTTGGCCGACTGTTTGAACGCCTTGTTGGTCGGGGCGCCGGGCGAGCCAGGCTTCCTCATCTTCTCGCCAGAGCCTTCTTTGATGCGCTCGCGCTTGGCGTGGATATTAGCGTAGAGTCCGGGTTTAGTAGCCATGATAGCCTTATTTTTGCATGATACGTTGGTTGATCGGTGCGTCTGTAGCAATAAACGGGTTGTACAGAAAATTTTCCGGTGCGTCTTGCTGCCGCACTTTTGCGGGTAGCCGCACAACGCTTTCATTTCTCATGTAGCTGTATTCAGGGCGTTTTGCGCCGTAAGTGCTAAAAGACCCTATGTATTCACTAGGCACAATTCTGACAGGCATGTATTCCACACCTTGCTCCATCAATACCATAGCGCGGTGACGCCCTTCATGCCCGGTTACGCGGGCGCGTGATTGGTCCTTAGACACACGCATTTCCAAATACGGGACATCCGCAAGCGGTGTGTTCGTGCTGATAGCTTGCCGAATGCGGTCCAATTTTTCTTTGCTTGGTTTTTCTAGCGGCGCAGACAATGACAAGAAATCTTGGGGGCGCACAAACGCAAGCGTTTCTTTTGCTTTGGGGTCGTTAGCTTGCTTAACTGCTCTTTGCACGGCGTTAGAGTCAAACAAATTGCTCGCCGCAACAACTTTATCCGCAACTTTAGACCCGGCAGAAAGTGACGGTACAAGGGGTAAAAGCCCAAGCCCAAGCAGCATTGCGTCGCCGTAGTTACCTTGCCGCGCCGCTTGCACAGCGTCGTAGCCTGACAAAAGATCACCAATTACAGGCGTAAACCCCAGCGCAGTCTTAGCAACATCCGATGCTTGTTCGGGTGACGCATAGCCACCTTGAAGCGCCCTAGCTTTTGCGCCCTGCGCGGCAATGTTTGGATTGCCAAAGTACGGGCGGCTGAGATCGGCTAAGGCGTTGGCCGGTGCGGGGGCAAGTGCATTGCTAGGCATTTAGCACTTCCATCGTTTAAGTGATGCCTTAGCCCGCTCGGCGTCGCCCTTGGCGTTCTTGACGACGCCCTCCATGCGGGCGCAGAACGATGCCTTGCGGCCAGCGTCGGCCTTGGTCTTGGGGTTGGGTGCTGGCGCCTTGAGGTTCGAGCCAGTGGCTGCGTTGTACTTCTCGCGGCCCTTGGCTGTCAGGCCCGCGCCCTTGCTGACGGGCAGCTTTTCGCCCCGTCCAACGCTTAAAGACACGCCTTTTTTAGCCATTACGCCCCCATCCAACTGGTTACAGCCCCGCCACTATACCCGCTTGCGGTGCGAATGTGTGACTTTGGCTCACGATACTCTCGGCTGGCGACAGGATACGCAAACGTCAGCGCGATGGCGTCTGCTGCGTCCGGTGAGGCCAGACCACGGGCTTTCATGTCCTTTTTGGACTCTAGATAGATCGTACCACGCGAATCGGGCTTCATCTTAGGCGAAATCAGGTCACTTTTCAAGAACCTGTCGTTGGGCACACTGGCTGTTTTCAGCCAATCGCGCATATCACCCCACATTTCAGCCCGTTTGTTGCCATACATAATAGGGTTTTTGGCCTTGTTGCCGAAGTTCACGCCCCTGACCTTGTACCGCTGCTCTTTTAGCCGGTCCACAACGCCCGCCCCTAGCCCGCCCTCGTCGATATTGACCAGCGACGGCTTAAACTCCTCAATCGCGTCGATGACGTGCCCGACCACCGTCATGGTGTCGTCGCCCCGGTGCCGGATCAGCTTGACGATGTCGCGCCCTTGCCGCACGGCGATGACCGTCGCGTCTGCCCCGAACCGCGCCGGGTCTACGCCAATCACAATCGGCGCCGACTGGTCCATATGCTTGGCCCGTTTCATCGCTTCATCGACCACGCCGATGCTGATGAACTGATCGTCGCCTTCGTTCGGGAACTGACCGTACACCTCAACGTGCGCTTGGCTTGAGTCCGGCCCGTACTCCGCGATGATTTGCTCATACACCGCCTTGTCAGTGCCCTCGACCGTCCTGGCGTCCACGATCTTGGACGCCCAGAACTCCCGTTTGCTGTTAAACGCTTCGTAGAAGTACCCGGTGTTGCGGCGCGGGTTGGAAAACGCCAGCCAAAAGCGGTTTGGCGTGTTCTCCGTAAAGAATCCGCTGGTCACCGCCCAGATCGAGTCGTCGATACCCGACGCCTCGTCAAATATCACCATCACGCCGTCGAAGTTGTGCACGCCAGCATAGGCGTCTGGGTTCTCGGCCGACCACAGCCGCCCCTCAACGCCCCAGTATCTAGTGCCTTTTTTCAGGTCGCGCTCGACCAGCTCCGTCAGCCACTTGGCCGGCATCAGTCTGGTAGCGCTTACTTCGAACCAATGGCTGTTGATCGACATCGCCAGCCACTTTGTCAGCTCGGCCCAGGTGATACTGCGGAGCTGGCTTTCTGAGTTAGCCGAGATGATGGTCGTCGAGCCAATCCGCGTGGACAGCATCCAGTCTGTGATCCAAGACACTAAGGCCGACTTGCCGATACCACGGCCCGAACTGACCGCCAAGCGCAGCACGTCGAAGTCCAGCTTGCCGCCGTTCTTCTTGATGTGCTCGGCCATAGTCGCGAGCACCTCGCGCTGCCACTTGCGCGGGCCAGTGAAGTGCTCCAGTGGCGTGCCCTTGACGCCCCACGGATACGCGAACATCACAAACGCCAGCGGGTTGTCCTTGATCGCCGGGCTCCATAGCCGAGCCATCAGCTCCTGCTCATCCTGCGCGCTGTAACGTGTGGTCTGCATGTTGTAGCACTTGGCTCGGGTTGTTCTCAATCACGTCCACAACGTCTTGGACGCGCCGCTCGGCCTCTTGTAGCGCCGCTGTGATGCTGATGGACTGGTTCACATCTACTGTAATGGCCTGCTTGGCTACCCAGCCGTGGACGTTCTGCAAGATCGCCAGCGCCGCCTTGGCGTCGCCCTGCGCTGCGGCTTCGTGCAGCAGATGGCTCATCTCCAGCTCGCCCTCGGCGCGGCCCTTAAGTTCAGCGTACTCCGCGATTTCGTCAAACTGCTTGAGCCTGGCGTACTCCTTGGGCAACATGCCTGCGGCCAGCGCCAAGTTGTCGCCTTTTAGGCCGAGCTTGGCGGCCTTGTAGATGCGATGCAGCCGGTCCTCAGTCGCTTGTAACTGACGCGGCTCATATGGCAGGGTCTCAAACATAGGCCGAATATAGCACTTTTGCAAAAAATAAAAAAGTTTGTGCAACCCCTCCGCTGCCGTGACCGGCCGGTCCCCGGCCCTCCCCCTCCCCCCTGGTTAGCGGGCACTCACTCACATGGCTGGCCGGCCTGGGTCAGATTGTCACATTGTCACGCGGCGCAGGGTCGAGGGCCTGCGTAGCTGCGCGCCAGCAGCCCGGCGGTCATGGGTCATTTGGGTCATGGCCGATTGATGACCCAAATGACCCATAAACGCGGGCGCTGGGTCATGGGTCATGGGTTATGGGTCATTTGGGTCATATTGCCACTGTTTTGAAGTCGGTCGACCCCCTTTGGGGCGCGGGCTGACGGCGCGGCCCATTGTGACTACTGTATATCCATACAGTATATTTTTTATCTCTCTCTAGACTTATAGACTAATGACAATATGACCCAAAAGCCCCGATTCCCCTATGGCGCGCGCTGGGTCACCGCGCCTCCCAAAAGCGACAATCCATAACCGCACGCTGACCTATTCTCGACTATTTTGTAGGGTTGTTGCATTGTGTAAGAGAATCCTTTATGATCTCGCACATGGCAACGTCGCCATGCTAGTAAAGTAAAGGCAAACCATCATGTATTTCGATCGTTTCGACATTGTTGAGGCTTACTATCTTGCCCTCACGCATTGCCATGCCGGCCAATGGTCGCGCGAATATGCGCGCCTGTGCCGCATGGCGCGCTACTTTCAACCGTCGCCCATGCTATCGGTTGACTCTCTGTCAGACAATGCGCGCGAAATTTACGAGAATGCGTGCGCCCGCATGTTGGGGGGTGCAAAATGAAACCCCTAGGCTATATCGCATACGAGGGCCCGTCGCTGATCGACGGCGCGCCCATTGTCGTCATCGTTAACAAGCTCGACGGCTCAGACAATGCCAAAACCGGCGCCATTGTTCAATCGTTCATCATCCGCGCCGACGTCGCACCAGTGGAAGCGCTGAAAACCGGCCAAGATGAGTCAATATGCGGTGATTGCCCGCATCGACCGATTCTCGCCAAAACCAATGGGCAGGCGCCATGCTACGTCAACGTCGGCCGCTCGGTGCGGTCAGTCTATGAGGCCTACAAGCGCGGCCGCTACACCCGCGCCGATGCTGCAACCATTGCGCGCGCCTTGGCCGGTAAGATCGTGCGCTTGGGCACCTATGGCGATCCGGCAGCTGCGCCCGTCACCATGTGGGCGCAAATCACCCGCTACGCGGCCGGTCGTCGGGGCTATACGCACCAATGGCAGCGCGCCGACTTTGATGCGGCCGCATGGGCGCCGCTCGTCATGGCAAGCGCCGACACGATCGACGAAGCGGCGCGCGCCAATTTGCTGGGTATGCGGGTTTTCCGCGTGAGCATTGGCATTGACGTACAAGCGGGTGAAGCCTCATGCCCAGCAAGCGCCGAAGCGGGCAAACGGTCAACATGCGCGAAATGCACCCTTTGCAGCGGCACTAGCATTCAAGCGCGCGATATCGTCATTGCAGACCATGCGGCCGGCCATAAGCGCCGGGTGATTGCGATCGCGGTCGTCTGATTTTCAGTAGCAGGGGCCGCGCCGGCCCTTGCTGCGGACAATCCGTCCGGCCACAGTAGAGTAAACCATGCAAGTAAACCAAACCCTCATCATGCACCTATTCGGGCGCCCCGAACGGGTCCGTATTCTCGCCATTCGGCGCGCCGGTACCGTAGACGTTGAGCGGCTATCCGATGGCCGGTGCTTTCGCGTTTCGGGGCTTGCAGCATGAGGCAGCACTACACGCCCGAGCCCGTGCGCCGGCCCATTTTTCCGCGCGACTTCCTCGCCGCGCTTATCTTCGCTGCGCTGATCGGCGCGCCTTTTGCCCTTTATTTTTGGAGCATGAAACCATGACACTATGGAAATTCAACCCCATCACCGGATTCTGGCGCGCCGAGCGCGCATGCGAGCCCGAGACGGCGCAGCAATGGTTAGAGCTTTTTCAAAAAGATGCGCCGCAAGATCATTTTGTTCTTTCCCGCCTTACGCCTCGCTTTGACCCCATCAAAACAAAAAGGGCGGCAGCATGACCCACACTCTAGGCCCTTGGGTTGCGTTTGATTACGTCAAACAGCCGGGCATATTCGGCGCTGGCATAGCGTCAATTAACGAAACTACAGGCCCGGCCACAATTGCGTTTTTATCCGCAACAAACGAAACAGCAAACGGGCGCTTAATCGCGGCAGCGCCTGATCTGCTGGAAAACCTGCGCCAGCTCTGCGAATTGCTGGAGAGCATAGGCCACGACTGCACACCCGCCCGCGAAGCAATTACTAAAGCCACAGGAAAGACTAAATGACCACCACAGAACAAGAGCGCGCCGCGTACATGGCCGGCGACACCACCACGGCCGACCTACTGGCGCGCATTGACGCGCTGCAGCGGGCGCTGGGCGACGCTACGGCGCGAATTGAGCAGCTAGAAGATGAGCTATACAACCGAGGCGCGCAATGAGAACAATAGCCTACCTGCACCACCACGGCGACATCGAGTTAGATTGCGAGCTGGAGTTTGAGCCGGGCCAGACGGCCAGCGAGATCGACCCGCCATATCCGCCGGCGGCTTACCTGATCAGCGCCAAGGTGGGCGGCGTCGACATTCTGCCTTTGCTCGGAAACGATTTAATAGGCCAGATCGAGGAAGGCGCGATATGGTCGCGGGACTGATCGCGGTTATACTTGTGGCACTGCTAGTGGTCTTTCTCGATCTCTAACGCAGTTGCCCTTCAGGCCCGGCCTTACCCGCCGGGCCTTATTTTTTACTTCACCCGCACCATCGACGGCGCCGGCGCGTCCTCAACAAGCCGGCGTAGGTCCGACTTCGTGTAGTCGGCCATCGACGGGTGACAGTAGATGTTTTTCTTCGACGGGTAGTCGGCCGACGCAAGCCGGCCCATGTTGACCCACCCGGCCTCCTTGAGCGCGTGCAGGAGCGCGGCTTGGGGCACCTTCACGCCAGACGGCGCCGAGGCCGCCACGCGGTCACACAGGGCATGGAAGGGCGATCCAACGGCGCCGCGCGCGAACTCGCCCCGACGCGCGCGCATCATCTCGACCAGGTAGCTTTCGGCAATGCTCATGCCATGTTCGACCAAGTTAGCCTTAAATTCAGTCCAAGCCGGCGCCGCGCTCGGATTGAACGCCGAAACGTCCCGCGCCTTCAGCCAAGCGGCGACGGCCTCATAGCCGCCGCCGGTCTTGTACCATGCCCACAGCCGAGCGGCGGCGTCTGGCGCCATCCGAGGCGCCGACGACCAGACGCAAAACCAGCGCCGATCCTGACTGTCGATTGTGATCGGCACCGGGTCATTGGAAAACGCCAGCACGAACATGCGGTTCAGCGAATCGTACGGGTGCAGGCCCTTGCGGTTGACCGTGAGCATGTCGGGCGGCGCGGCAATGATAGGCTTGAGCTTGTTTGCCAGGGCGCGGCGCTCCTTGGCCTCTGGCTCCTTCAGCTCGTTGAGAATCAAAATCTCCGACTCCAGCGCGTAGCCCCACTGTGACCCGAGCGTGTCGTTGTCGAGCAGGCCCCGGTTCTTCAGTTGCGGCCCGCACACCGCCCATATGAACGGCGCCCAGAGCGTATCCTTGCCGCATCCCTGATCGCCACCATGCAGCACGGCGTGGTTGATCTTGATTTCGGGATGCTGGACCTTGTAGGCCATCACGTTAAAAATATGCTCGCGCTCACTGACCTCGGGCACCAGCGCCGCGCAGTGATCCAGCCAGGGCGAGATATCGGCACCGGCAGCGCCCACGGCCGGGCGCGCGTCGCGCCAGCGGTTACCGTACACGTCGCCGTCACGGGCCACTAGCACGCCCTCGCCGGCGGCGTAGGTGATGCCGACCAGCGCCTTGGCGCCCATGTCTTGGCGGTTCTCGTCGAAGCAATAGCTGGCCTCGATTTTGGGGCGCTTGCCGAACAGCGAGCGGCACTCGATATGGCGAAACAGCGCATTGAAGGTCGAGCGGCTGATCTCGCGGCGGTCTTGCAGGTCGAAGTAGTGGTCGCCTTCTTGGACGTAGCAAAAGCGCTTGTACCAGTCGGCCTTTTCAGTGCGGCCCAGCTCCTTGCGCTCGACTTCGGCGATCACACGCTTGGCCTCATCGGGGAACGCCTCGGTGGGATGCAGCTTGCCCAGCGCGTCGGTCATCATCGACGCCAGCAGCTCATCGCGCAGGCCAGGCGCATGGTGCGGCCCGCCCTGCTCGCCGACCCACTTCAAAAACGTCACGCTATCCAAGTCGATGCAGTGGCTATGCAGGCAGCAAAACGCCCGCATGGACGGGTTATAGCGCCCCTCCGGGTTGCCGTCGCTATGCTCGCTGGAGTTAGGGCAGACGATGCCGGCCCAGCCTTGAGCGTTAGGCTTGCTAAGTACCAGCCCCTGATCGGATAGCCAGGCCAGCACGTCATCGGCGCCGTCGTCTGAGACGCGGATCGGGCGAAACGTTGCGGCCTCCTCGGTTGGGGTGACGCCGAGCGCCTCACATATCTGGGGCAGGCTGAACTGGCGCTCGGGGTGGAACTCGACCAGCCGCGAGACGAACCCGTCACGGCCAGGCTTGAGGTTGACGCTGCCAGGCAGTCGGAAGTTGCGCACGGGGTTGACCGCACCCTTGTCGCTGTAACCGGCAGCGGCGATGGCCGTGATGGCCGCGCTGTACTCGGCTTTGGTCGGCTGCTCCTCGGTGAAGGCGTAGCCCCACTGGTAGCTGCCCTCGCTCGTCTCCATGACCCACGTCGGGGCCAGCGGCGGCGTCTTGGGGGCCTTCTCGGGGTCGCCCACGTCGTCCAGCACCATGCACAAGACGTACTCGCAGTTCGCGGCGCTCGCGCTGATCTTGCCGTCGGTGAAACGGTCAAGGATGAAGCTGGCGGTGTTGCCGTACCATGACTGCCCGTCGGGTCGGGGCTTGTTCGGCAAGAACGCCGGCCAAGTGGCCTTGACCGCCCCGTCAACGTGTAGCTGTATCTCGCCGTCCTGCAAACGTGGTTTTTGTCTGACAATCAGAAACGTTTCGCCCTCTGGGGCAAGACTTGTCATATACTCCAAGAAATCCATCGAATAGCTCCTTTGGTGAAAACGCCCGGCTGCAACCGGGCGTTGTTGTTTCTACTTACCGTAGCGGGTCATGATTTCGGCCTCAACGGCCAAGGGCAGGCCCTCGGCCCATGCTGGTGGGGAGCACATGATACGCTCCATCTCCAGCTTAACGGCTTCGGGATTGTCTGTCTCGACGACGATCTCGTCATGGACGTGTAGGACCACGTCGTCAAGCTGGCGCAGGGCGTGGCGTAGGATGTCGTTGGCCGTGGCTTGGGTGATGTTCTCGCAAGCAAGCCCCTTCCAAAGGCGCGCGCGGGGCCACTCTGTAGCGTCTGCGGCTGGCTTCCAAGATGCTTTGGCGTAAGTCACGCCGTCGCTTTCCAGCCGAGCGTAGGGGTAGCATAGCACGCGCCCTGATGGCAGCGCATACCATAGGTGCTGACCGTCGTAGAGATACGCTACGCGGCCGGCGCTGAACTCGTGCCCGACGTTACGCATCGCACGGGTGTATGCCTCATCTAGGTCTTGCCAGAAGCGCACAGACCACGGATTAGCGCGGCGCCAGGCGTCAACGATGCGTCTAGCCTGCGCCTCCTCGAAGTGCACGCCATAGGCCCGGCCCATCGC